TATTAAGTACGACCTAACTTTTAGTCAATAGGTCGGGCCTAATATGCTTCGACGTAAAACGAAGGCTATGCCGTGCTTACGGTGCGAGACTTTGGTCGGTATGACCAATGAAACGACGCAGAAGGTCTGATGGCTCGCTATCGTGGCGAGCGCCACCGTGCCGCCGGCGGTGCCCGCTTGTTGGACCCAAGCCCGCTGAGCGGTGGCGATCCGAAAAGTGCTTCATGGTGTTTCGATGGGCGCTGGTGCGCCATGAAGAAGGGTGCGCACATGCGCCTGGGTGACTTCGTCGGCGGCGCGAAAATTGAGGATCATGGCGACCTCGCGCGGCGAGAGTACGGGTACATCGGCAGTCGTCACGCTAGGGGGCGGTTTGGGCTGGGTTTGGCGGTAGGTCGTTAGTCGCGCATCTTCGGATTCGTGCATACGGTCACTGTTCCACCCTGTTGGAAGGGGCCAGATAGTGACGCGTAAAAACTTCCGTTTCAACCATCAAACACGGTCAACCTGCTATTTTTTACGGGTTGCGCGGTTCTTTGTCGCAGGTTCTAGCGCCTTGTCGACCAGGTCTTGCATGGCCTCATTCGCCGATCTGTAGCTCCGCACCAGGGCCAGCTCGCGCGGGGTGAGAGCGAGCGGTGGAACAGGGGCGCCGTCGCCAGCGTGCTGTGAACTTTCGCGTTTGGGCAGCTGGCCGAAATACAGCCATTCAAACCGCACGCTGTAATCGACGGCCATAGCGCGTACGCGATCGGGTGACGGCATGTGAGTGCCATTGAGCCATGCGTTAGCCGTGACGGTGCTGGCTTTATGGCGCTTGGCGAGAATCGTTCCGGCGCCATGTCCGATGTTCTGGCCGACATCGGTCATGGCCTCTTTCAGGCGCAAAGCAAAGTCTTGCGGATCGTGCGCGGGCGGATGAATAGGCATGGCCTAAATTATCCCCGACTTTTTGTTAGGTTCGCCTTGTTGACTTATTATTAGGAATGACCTAATAATATCCTCACTATGAAAAACACCGCGCTCAACAAAGCATGCGAAGTGATGGGTACGCAGGACGCCCTCGCGTCGGCCCTGCGGATCCGCTCGCCGTCGATCTCTGACTGGCGCAAGCGCGGGAAGGTGCCCGCCGAACGATGCCTGTCGATCGAGCAGGTCACCGGCGGTCAAGTGACGCGCCACGACCTGCGTCCCGATGTGTTTGGCGCGGCCGCGACGGCTGCCTGGCAAGAGGCGGGCTGAAGTGGATTGCGGGTTGCCCTTTGTTCTTTTCATGCCCTTAGACCGAGGTGATTGAGTCATGTACGACGACCCCACTCATGTGCGCGATCGCGAGATCAAGGTTCGCCTCAACGACGAGGAGCTGGCTTTGGTTGATGCGGTTGCTCGTTTCAACCATCGCCAGCGCGCGGCCTTCATCCGTGAGGTCTTGATGGCGTGCGTCGCTGGTGTCGAGTCACAGGTTAACGACCACACGCAGGCTGCCTGAAGGCCCTTTTGCGGGGCCTGAAGGAGGGCATGTGCCGGATATAGACGTCGCCTTGACTGAAGCAGAGCACCGCCAATTCGAGCGGATCGCAGAGGCCAAAGGCATCACCGTTGAACAGCTCACAACGCAGCTGGCGAAGGATTGGCTGGCAAAGCGATTCCTGCGGCCAGTAGTGCAGGGCAAGGTTATTCAGATGCGGCCACGGTCGCATAACAAGGGGGCGGTACGTGGACGTGATTGATGTTGCACAGAAGCGGCAGCAAGAAGAAATAGACCACGCGCTGGCGGCACGCCGCGCGCCGTCGCAGGGACTGGCTCACTGCGACGCGCTGGATTGCGGCGAACCGATCAGTGCCATGCGTCAACAGCTCGGCGCGCGGCTGTGCATCGACTGTCTGACCGCACAAGAGCAGGAGGCGCGTCGGTGGGCACCGCGCGCGCACGGCTAACACCATGCCCGCTCAAACCATCCGAGCGAGCAGCGATGCTCGCCGCAGCGGAGCAAATCTCCAGAGCGTTGACGCACGGCGTCACACCCGAGCAGGTAGCGCAGGCGCGCGCCGAGCTGCAGGCATTGAACACGCCGCGCCAGCCGCAGCTGCCGTTGAAGCTTTGCCCATGACACGCCCTCCGCAACTGCCGGTGGGCGTCTTTGCATCTGCCTGCATCGGCGGCGGCGGTTCGTCGTTGCCGCGCCTGGCTGGTGTGATCACCGATCGCGCGTGGCGCGGGCCGGGTGTGCGGCTCTACGTTATGCCGTGCCGGTCCATCGTCGTGGTATGGGTGCAGAGCCATTCCGACAAGTTGATGTTGAAGCATTGCTCGCCGTACTTGCGCGGCACCTGGGCGAGGGACAAGCGGGGCCGTGGCCCGACGTTGCTGACTGTGCTGATTGAGCTGCGCAGCGCGATGCAGGTGTCGACGTGAGCTTCTCCTCGCCCCAGCTCCCCGTGAATCAGGTAGGGCAAATTCTCGCGCGTGGCGACGAGACACAGGTGGCCGGGCTTGGGTCCTCCCTGGGCTGGCCCGCATGCGGGTTGCACGGCCGCGATTCCTGTGTACACAGCGCGGCCGAGAGTAACTGAATGGCTGCGGGCAATTACGGTGATGTGCTCGACCAGCTACGCGATGCCGGCATGGTCGTGGACGATCTGCAGATCGGGCGCATGGTCCGTTGCCGGACGACCGAGGGTGATCGCGAGCGCCGCGGCTGGTACATGCTGCATGAGCTGCAGGGCCATTCCGGCGACCTGCTGATCGTCGGCAGCTTTGGTATCTGGCAGGGCCAGAACAACAATGCGCAGAAGATCGAACTGCGCAAGTCGGAATTCACCGCCGAGCAGCGCGAGAGTCTGCGCGCTCGGATGGCCGAGGACAAGAAGCGCGCTGATCGTATGCGCGCCGCCGAGGCCGAACGCGCCGCGCAGCAAGCGACTAAGACCTGGGCGCAATGCGTGCCGACGGGCGACTCCGATTACCTCGCGCGCAAGGGTGTGCAGGCCCACGGCCTGCGGTTCTCCCCCAGCGGCGCTGTCGCGGTACCGATGCTCGACACCGCCGGCAAGATTCATGGCCTGCAGGTCATTCGGCCGTCTAAAGTCCATGGTCGTGATAAGGACTTCTGGCCCGCGGGCCTCGCCAAGAAGGGCCATTTCCATCTGATCGGTTCGCCGTCGTGGATCGTGCTGGTAGCCGAGGGCTACGCCACCGCCGCCACGTTGCACGAAGCCACCGGGCTGCCGGTCGCCGTAGCGTTCGACGCGGGCAACCTGGCGCCGGTCGCCGTGGCACTGCACAAGCGCTACAAGCTGGCCAAGATTCTGCTGTGCGCGGATGACGACATTTTCGCCAAGTGCAAACATTGCAAGGCGAGTTTGCTGCTGCCGATGAATCCGCAGCACTGCCCGTGCTGCGGCAAGGATCACGAGCGCAACAACACGGGCGTCATCTGCGCCAGCGCGTCGGCTCTTGAGGTCAGCGGTGCGTGGATGCGCCCCGTGTTCGCTGACGAGGCAGGTCGCCGCGAGGGCTATCTGCATCACGGTCGCAAGCGGTCCGATTTCAACGACCTGCACGCCGCCGAGGGTCTGCACGTGGTGCGCACGCAGGTCGAGGGCCGCCTCTCGGAGCTGGGGTGGAGCAACGTCACCGCCTTGCGCCCGCGTTTCCGCGCCAACGGGGGGAAGGGGAAGGATGGCCTCACCCCGATCGAGACCATCGACGAGCTGCTCGAACGCTTCGCTTTGGTGTACGGGCAGGGCGGCACGGTGTTCGATCGGCAGGAGCATTGCCTGCTCGCGCTTAGCGATATGCGCGACGCGTGCATGTCCCGCGAGATTCATCGCGCGTGGTCTGAGCACCCCGATCGCGACATCGTGCGCGTGCGTGAGGTCGGTTTCGATCCGGCGGGAGACGATCCCGCGATCAAGTGCAATCTGTGGGCTGGCTGGCCCACCGAGCCGAAGGCTGGCCGGTGCGAGAAGCTGCTCGAGCTGCTGCGCTACATGTGCAGCGACGACGGTGCGCCGCAGACCCTGTACAAGTGGGTGCTCAACTGGATCGCGTACCCCATCCAGCATCCCGGCGCCAAGATGAAAACCACCCTGGTGCTGCATGGTCCGCAGGGCACCGGCAAGAACATGTTTTTCGAAGCGATCATGGCGATCTACGGTCAGTACGGTCGTGTCATCGACCAGACCGCGATCGAGGACCGCTTCAACGATTGGGCCAGCCGCCGGCTGTTCCTGATCGCCGATGAGGTGGTGGCGCGCTCCGATCTCTACCACGTGAAGAACAAGCTCAAGGCGTTCATCACCGGCGAGTGGATCCGAATTAACCCGAAGAACATGGCGGCGTACGACGAGCGCAATCACGTGAATGTGGTGTTCCTGTCGAACGAGGCGATGCCGGTAGTGCTGGAAGAGGACGACCGCCGGCACGCTGTCATCTGGACGCCGGCAAAGCTCGGCCCCGACTTCTATCGTGAAGTGATGGACGAGGTCGCCCAGGGCGGCGTCGCCGCGTTGCATGACTACCTGCTGCATCACGACACCGGTGATTTTGGTCCAGGTGTGTTGCCGCCCTACACCGATGCGAAGGGCGAGCTCATCAACCTCAGCCTGGACAACACGAGTCGCTTCCATAACGAGCTTTGCGCTGGCGATATCCACGGGGTCAAGCCGCGCCCGGCGCTCAGTACCGACGTGTACGACCTCTACAAGGTCTGGTGCGCGCGTACTGGGCAGCGGCCTGGGCCCATGCCTCGACTGATCAATGCCCTGGAGCGCAAGCACAACGTGCGTGCTGGGCGGAAACGATACACCGCCGCCGATGGTGCCAAGGGTCCTCACGGCGTATTGCTGTTCCGCGGTGTCGAACTGCCGCCGGGTGAATCGGAGACCAATTGGCTCGGCGATCAGATCAGCGCCTTCAAGCGTTCGGTCAGCGTCTACAAGGGTGAGTCCTTTGACTGATCGCCGCGCCCGCCGCGACTGCACGGTCGCCTTGACGATCAGGGATGAACTGCCTGCCTCTGTGCGGTATGTGCGCCATGGTGTGCGGCATCGCGTGCGGCATCTATCCCTTGTGGCACTAGGCTGTGCGGCATGTACGGCATCCCCTCTACGTGCGGGCGTGCGCACATCTGCGCGCGCACCCGCGCACCTGCATGCGTGCGCTGTGTATCCGCACATGCCGCACAGCCGCGCTGCTGCGCCATTTGATACCGCACGACGTACCGCACCGCATACCGCACACACCTACGCGTGCGCTCGTCCTCTCTTTTTTTCGCTTGCCTTGAAAGGGGAAGTGGTAGTGGAGCCATCCCTTTGAACCTGCCTGAAACCGCCAGCTTCGCTGGCTTCGCCAACATCCTCGGCATCAAGCCCTCGGCGGTCACGGCGCTGCGCCACGCTGGCCGCCTGGTACTCACGGACGACAGCAAGCGCGTGCAGGTTGCCGCTAGCCAGCAGCGCCTGCGCGATACAGCCGACCCGAGTAAGTCCGGTGTTGTCGCTCACCACGCCGCGGAGCGCGCGTCCAAGGGGGCGGGGCAGGGCAACGCCGCCGATGCACCCGCCGGTGCCGCGCACGAGGCGGCACGTGCGGTCACTGAGCCGGCTCCTGCGCAGGATCGCGCTGGCAGCACCTACCAAGCCTCCCGCGCAGTGCGCGAGCGCTACCTCGCGATGGAGGCCAAGCGTGCCTACGAGGTCGCCATCGGCAAGCTGATGGATGCCAACGAAGTTGCCGTGGCCGTGGCCCATGCCGCCGCCACGCTGCGCACTCGCCTGGAAAGCCTACCCGATGTACTCGGCCCGCAACTGGCCGCCATCACCGACGAGGCACAAGCGCGCGCCACCTTGGCAGAAGCAATCCAGCACGCCTTGGAGGAAACCTCGCGCCAGTTCGCCAATATCGCCGAGCGGGGAGCTATATGAATTTTGCGCTAGCCAGTTGCACCCGTTTGTCGTCTTCCGACCATCGCCGGCAACGTGAATGCATAGAGCAAGAATGTCTGAGTGAAGTTCAAGAGGTCCTTGGCTTCAGCTTCGCTGATTTCATCGTCACCGTGCACGGAGTCATTGCCATTAAGTCGCACCGCATGTGCCCATGCCGCCATGTCATTCGTGATGAGCCCGATTTTTTTGAGCTCCTCGATGCGCTGGTAGAGATTTTCAGACTTGGCGACATCTCCTCGAAGAGTTTTCGTGGCCAAGTCCATAGCCTTTCTGCAGAGCATGGCGCAAGTTTCGAACCTCTTTGCAAGATGATTGTCTTCGGCTTCAACGTAGCTCTTGGCTATAGCTGCTGGAGTGTCAGCGGGCGCAGCAGGTTCGACACTTTTTGGGTATACATCGCGCACGAAAAACTGGCTTGCATCGCTCATGTTGGTGTCTTTTTGGTAGGCCATTGGCCCAACACCTCTAGTGGGGTCCGAGACTTTTACGATGATTGCGCCCGCGCACGCATTGCA